ACGGATAGTTCCGGAGTGGATAGATTTTACGCCTCTCCAAGGCTTTTTAGAATTTATTCTAAGAAGTCCCACTCATCGCCTACAGTATGAACAAATGCATCTTCGTCTGCGATTTCATCAACTGCATCGGGCTCACGTCCAAGATATCTGGTCTCGAAATATTTGAGTCTGTCCTCATAAGACTCAGACAACATCTTGCAAGAACCCGTAATTCCACATTTGAACGCAACTTCCTTCATTTGCTTTCTGCGCAATTCGTAAACTTCTTTGCCGTGTTGCCACCATTCACGTAAAGCAACATCAATATTTTTGGCAGATTGATCTTCCAAAGAATCAACTTTGGATTCAAGAACGTTGTGGAGACATTTGAAAATAGATTCTTCGGCCAAAGCTCCATGAATCATACCAGTATCCGCATTGAATTTATTCTCACGCTTCAAAAAATCGGCTTCGAGATCATTCATATATGGGGTTGGTTCAGATTCTTTATCTGGCATGGTAAAAACCATATCGCGTTCTTTAAGAAAATTGGCATACGAAATGTGATTAAACCAATCATAACCTTTCTTCACAGAACCTTTCACATCGTCACCATAGGTCATGATAGCTACTACCTCACGAAAAGGTAATGGCTTGCCTAAATGGGATGGCCAGAGGTGGAAATACGCACATCTTAATTGCAAGGAGTTGACTATACAGTTAATGTAAACTGTAAGATTTTGTCCAGAAGGATTAGATCCTTTGTGGATAATAATATCTCCATTGTAAGCTACACACGAATAAGCAATTTCAGTTGCAATACCCCTCATGATAGTGAGGTCATCTTGAGTGTACTTACCACACTTTTCTGCAATCTCAATTAGAGCAGCAAAAGCAGCATTAATAAGCTGTGCTGGCATACGAAGATCATACTTACTATAATCTCCAGCCAAAATACGATCTGCACCATGTTTCTTCATGTGCTTAGCCAATTGATCCCATTCAGGACCTTGAGCATTCACACCTACTGCACACTCTGAATCGAGTGGAAATAGTGATAACATACGGGCAAGTGGCAGAAAGTATTTACGAACCATCATTTGTGTGGCCCAATCAGCAGCTTGAAAAACCCTGACCTTGTCTTTGGTCTTCTTAGTGGGTTCATCCTTGACGCAAGCTTTGAATATAGAGTAACATCTCTTGCCAGAAAGCAATGTCTGTTCCATCTTCTTCATTTCTTCAAGAATCATAGGATGTGCTACAGCTGGGCATTGGAAATCCGGATAGTCCATAGGATCCAATAGTGTAATCATTTCGCGTTTTGGCCCAGATAATGGATAGCCTTTTGAAGTTCCTTTTGGCATAGCATCAATAAAGCGCTTACCATCTTTACCACATAAAACTTCCATATCGTTCATAGGCCTCAATTCTGAAAACACCCACGAATTAAATTTGTCACGTTTAAAAACATCTAAAAGACCATTCACATAATCTTTATACGCTGCCTCAACGAGACTACCTTCAATCCCCGCACTAGGATTGGCTGAATGAGCCAAGGATGCTTGCCACATCCTGGTTCTATGAAATTTAGGAGCACCATGTTGGTTTTCAACTCCAGTTACTTCAGCAACGGTATCTGAGATGGGTGTTTTCCTAACTTTACTCTTAGTATGAGTAACACGCTTGCCATCTTGTCCCAAATATTCGACATTACTGCCGATGGGCAAATAATTGACAGGTGATTTCTCATGAATATCTTGAGTAACTAAAACTTGTTGTTCATAACGAGTTCTAGGAAAATCACCATTTACAGTGGAAGGGAAAGCACCTTTCCATTTCTTAAATGCTTTGTCCCAAGTATCTTGGATTTCCTGTTGGGTGACAATTAATGCCTTCCCTTTAGGAGAATCAGGAATACCACGCAAATGTACACCTCCTATGCATTTTCGTGCAAAATTGGCAACTACAACACCCATGCATAGTCCTGTAAAAGTGTTGTAAGGCAACTCATAATCGTAGCCAGCTCCTCCAGATTTAGAATCTTTAGTATAACTAATACGAATAGGATCTGACCTCACGGAACCATCACCATCTTTATAAAGAAAATGAGCGGAACCTGAAGCTGTAATCTTATCAGGGAACAGGTGACGAATGTCTGCAAAGACACCTCCAGAAGCAATATTTACTAAGCACAAATCCTTCCCTGGAATGGGAATGATATAATTGGCGCTTACAATAGCTTTGAAAGTTGAGTTCAATTCTGATGGATCTTTACGTGTAATTAGTGCTCGCATATCTTTGCGATTTTTGAACACATGCAAAGGCATCATGAATGTATTACCTCCAAGGGCTAAAACATCACATTTCTGTTGGAATCCATTTTCAACAAAGACCCCATGACATAAATTAGCTTCAACTTTGCTCAGAATTTGATCAATAGTCATAGTAGCAGATTTGTCAGTAACGTGTAGTTCAGCTGCGACAGCAGTTGCCCAGGGGTTTTCCTCAGCATCCCTCTTCTTAATTTCCTCAATATTTTCTGGAACAAGAGCAGATTGCTGTAAAGTGACAGCAGCACGGAAGAGACCAGTGAATTTATAAATAACTCCAGCAATAGCACACATACTAATAAATGTTTTAGTTTTACTTTCTCTGATAGACCTAAAAACGTCAATCGTAGCATCTCTACGAGCCAACAATTCGTTCATACGGTCATCTCTCCATTTTGCTAACAGTCCACCATAAAGCAACACATGAGAACCTAAAATGATCCCACCGCATGCTAAGGTGTTAGTTTGTTTGTACATAGTACATACTGCCATAGTAGATAACAAAGAACATCCAACTCCTCTACGAGCGTTCTTCTCGAAAGTTAAGAACTTACGGGCATTGCAAAGCATATAAGCCCCTGATACTAACTTATTAGTAAATAACCATGTTGGTAATTTTACGAGGAAATTGGAAACTCTAGCTCCCATGGAATCAAATTGAGCCTTGATAAAATCAAAAGACTCTTCCATTGAAGCTTGTTCTTCATCATCACTTTCTACATCTCCCACTAAATCACTAACTTCACGACAAAACTCGTCTATCTCAGCCATAGCTTCACATTCACAAAGATTATGAGCTAAATTGCATGATTCACAATATTTACGCGAAGCCACAAGACCCTCCCCTTTCCTAATCAATCTACGCTGGTTCTCAAAATGAGATTTGCATTTTGTCGTTAGAAATCTAAGGGCCTGGTGAATGGTCCTAGGCTGATGATCCTTGACACCATCAATGTGACGTAAGTGAGAATTATCCCCACCATATTTTTTTTCCAAAGGTGTGTAGATTTGCAAGTCCCAGAGATCGTTTACTAACGAATCTCCAGAGAAAAATTCAAGGGCTTTGGTACTATCAAGACGACCGTCTTGTAGAGCAAATTCCTCTTTGACTTTGACTTCCAAATGAACATCGGCACGACGAACAATTGAATAGGGACATATAGAACCTATATTCGCATGTTTTGCCAAGGGAGCGTTTGATGTAATTACAAACACACGAGGCCTAATTTCGATCTTTCCTTTTTCATGAAGATCAGCCTTGTTTGCATAAGTAATCATGTTGTTGTTGATATCAATAATACGTTCTGTAGGAGACTTATCCAAAAATTCAGATTTCATATTACCTATATCGTCAAAAAAGATACCTGTGGTATGTCCCTTCAAAGAAGAGTCAAATTTATCAGATTCCTTAATGGCAGCAGTATTTTTTGTATCAGGATCAACACCTGCGGCCGCCAAACAATCAGCCATAACAACTTGAGCTATAGTGGATTTACCACGTCCTGAATCCCCCCACACATAAACAGTGAAAGGAGCAAAACGCATAGATCCATCGATACGTTTAGCTTGGTAAGCTGCACGATTTTTGCGAAGAACATCAATACGTTTCTCAAGATAACCTTGTTGCCAGGTGCCCTTAGCAGATTTATATAATCTCTCGCATAAATCTAGAGCCTCATCCAATAATTGACTATATTCCATGTCACTAATTGTCTTAAGCTCTCCTTTGACTTTTACTTTCTTTTCATGAAGATTGAAAACCATAGCATGTTCATGTAATTCCAATAAAGGAAAATACAATTCATCTAAAGTTTTACTGTCATCATTAGTAAAAAACAAGGGACTAAAGGATTTTTGTTTGAAGCATTCATATCCACCTTCAATAAAGTACATGACGGTGTCTAATACAGCACCAACTAAATCAATAGCTGTATTATGCTTCGATACGGTGCCAAGTCGGAAAAGATCTACGCCCTGAACTGACCATTTAAGGTTAGTTACGGAACATAAGCCAACTGAGGCTGCTACTGAGATTAGAGCAGAAATCTTTCCAAACATAGGTGCATTGCGAATAGTATCCCAATTTTCCCGCAAATCAGGAATCTTGCTTAACCATTCAACACCATTTGACATATTTTCCCCAAAAATTGCTGCTTGTGGTTCGAAAATATTATATCCGAATAAGTCCTTACACCACTTGATAGTGTCTTCTTGAGCTAAAATTTGCTCGCAAAGGCTACCAGTTGTTAAAGCTCGTAATGATAAAACTATTTGAGCTGCAACTTGTGCAGGAGTTTTCAAAGCAGGTAAAGTAACAGCTAAAGCACCAATAACCTCTAAAACTTCCATAAGTTTTGAAGCATGGGCTTCAGCTTTCATCGACAAAAGTTGAGCCTTAGCTAAATCAATAACACTAGATGGATACAACTTTTCAACTAGGGATTGGTGAACGAAATCAACATTAGGGGGTTGGAGTGGCCTCACACTGGAGGTCCCCTTGGGTACATTGTTTTGATTACCGTTCTTCCTCAGGTTCTTCAATTTCTCTCTTCTACGAGCACGCTTATTTTTGGTAAATTTGCGTTTGTTTATTTGTTTAGAATCGAAAATTTCCGATTGAGGAATATAAGGACTATTGCCAAGGGCAAGGGAATCCTTAACCCAATGAAAGTGTTTTGGGACACAATCAACTGAGGTAATAGTAGAGTAGAATTTCTCCATAGAGCTAACGTAAACCTCTCTATTATTATTTACGATACTTTGTTTACACGCGACAGAAGTTCCTTGGCTTGACATTTTCATTATTTTGAAAGCGACAAGCACAGAGGAACCAATTCGCGAGAGGCCCGCAAAATTGGTAATCCAATTGTGCTTCGACACAAAAGCTTTGCTCCACCACTCAATAAAAAGGATGGACTTACTTACGTACTTTAAACATGTATTATTCGCCGCAGGCAGAGGCGCTACACTAAGTACATCGGTTGGTAAGGTTTCAACTTAAACAGTTGTACAACAAGAATTCTCAAGTGAACATGGGGGTCATTACTTCCCACTGCAAGTTTAGACAATACGCCGACTAATGAGTCTTATCTAGGGGGCGGTCCCCATACCATAAAGATAGGTTACCTAAGAACACCACTTGATCATAGCGTGATGATAAACTAGGTTTATTCTATTGTCAGCCGAATAAACGTTGGGGCTCTTCACTCCGTAGAGTGGAAATACAATATTGATACAGGTACTTCCTCATTCAATAAGGTTCGTTGATTACGAAATTACATCTCACAGACATATATTTAAAACGCTTCTGTGTGTATGAGTTACTAGCGTTCAGTTGGCCAAAAAAGGCCTGAACTAAATTCCGGGGTTCACCGGAAACGAAATGTTAAAGAACAACTACAATTAAGACTAATGCCATATAATCCAATTGCAATCCAAATCGGTTCGTTATTTAGCCTGGCGCCCAAAAAGGGCAACCCAATCGTCAGCTACACGACTGGAGATAGAAAACTTGGGTTCGATCATAAACTAAAATCAGTAGAATTTTCAATACATTAAACAAGTATATAATTGAAAATCACTTTTACTAACAATTCACTGAAACTCAAATAAAAACAAATAACCATAGGGGTGAAACCCCTAATAGACATGGTTGTTTATATAGAGTTTCGAATACCTAATAAAAGTCATTTAATAGACTTGAGTAACAAATTGTTACTACTGATAAAAGTTCATTGATCTCCGCACGGGCAATACCCGTGCGGAG